AGCTGTCCGAGAACGTGATTGATGCGTTCAAACGGAATCGTTTTTATAAGCAGTTTCAGCGTTACCTAGAATATATGTTTGCCATGGGCGGCATGTCCATCAAGGTATACGGCGATGAGAAAGGTATTCGCTTGTCATATGTCACAGCAAACTGCTTTATCCCAGTGTCTCAGACCGCCGATGAAGTGACGGAAGGCGTTTTCGTCAACGAAACGCGGAAAGGCGATAAGTATTTCACATTGTTGGAGTGGCACACATGGGATGGACCGACTTATGTAGTCCGAAATGAACTTTATCAATCGTCCACCAAAGCCGAATTGGGCGTAAAAGTACCGTTGTCAACGCTATACCCGGAACTAGAAGAAGAAACGCGGATTAAGGGTCTATCGAGGCCGCTTTTTGTTTACTTCAAACCGAATATCGCGAACAACATTGACACGCAGTCGCCTCTAGGTATATCGCTCTATGCCAACGCACTGGATACGTTAAAAGAACTTGATACAGCTTTTGACAGTTTCGAGCGCGAATTCCGTTTGGGGAAAAAACGCATCATAGTCCCGGCAACCGCGGTTAAAACAGTCGTCGATCCGGAAACCGGGCAAATGGTCCGGTATTTCGACGCAAATGATGAAGCATACCAAGCTATCAATACAAACTTAGATGATGACAAAATCGTTGACATATCTGTTGAATTACGTGTTCAAGAACATATCGACGCCATTAATGCTCTACTTAATATTCTTGCTATGCAGATTGGCTTTAGCGCCGGTACATTTACTTTTGACGGGCAGGGAGTCAAAACAGCCACAGAGGTAGTGAGCGAGAACTCTAAGACATTCCGCACGAAAAACAGCCATGAGGTTATTATTGAAGAAGGGCTTAAAGAGCTCATCACAACCATTTGCGAAGTGGCCGAACTTTATGGCTTTTTCGATGCACCAGACGATTATGAAGTCGCCATTGATTTTGATGATTCGGTGGCGCAAGACCGTGATGCAAACGCCAATTATTATTCAAAATTGGTCAATTCAGGATTAATGCCAAAGGTAAGAGCTATCATGCGTATCCATGACCTGCCGGAGGAAGAAGCGCGGAAGTGGCTTCAAGAAATCAATGAGGAAAACGCGACGGCCACCGCGGCACAAGTGGATATGTTCGGCATCGGTGGCGGTGGAAATGAATAATGGACTACCAAAAACAGCAACAGCTCACCATCCCAGTCGTACAAGTTTATTTGGCGATTGAAGAACAAATATTGCTAAACATTGCCAAGCGACTTAAAGAACATAAATCGTTGCTAACCGAAGATGACATCCACTCATGGGAATCTCTCAAACTCGCGGAATTGGGGTCATTAACACAAGCCAATATCATCACTATTGCAAAACATTCCGGCTTGGCCATCGACGCCATATCGAAAATGCTCCAAAAGGCTGGTTACTCAACAGCCGAAGAGTTTGAGGATGACTTACAAGAAGCCGTCCGGCAAGGGGCGTTAATCAACCCACCGCCGGCTATTGCTGACAGCACAGTATTAAGCGGCATACTTGCCGCTTATCAAGCACAGGCACAGGATATATTCAACCTAGTTAATACAACCATGCTAGGGCAAGCAGAACAGGCGTATATAGACGTCATCAATCAGACGGTAGGGAAGGTATTGACAGGCGTTTCAACGCCGCAGGAAGCGCTCAGAGAAGCGGCTGAGATGTGGGCGGAGAAAGGCATACCGGCACTTGTTGATAAAGCAGGACGAAAATGGTCGACAGAGGCATATATCAATATGGTCACAAGGTCAATGGTTTCAAAGGTTTCTAATGAAATGCAGACAGCCCGCTTTCAAGAATATGGCGTGGATCTCGTTGAGATTTCCAGTCATGCGGATTCACGACCATCTCATATTCCATTCCAAGGAAACATTTATTCCATCAGTGGCCAAAGCGCCAAATACCCACCACTTAGTGTGACGGGATACGGTACCATCGAGGGGATCGGCGGCATTAACTGTCGGCATGTCCTTTATCCATATATTGAAGGGTTATCGGTTAAACGATTTCCTAAATATGACGAATCAGAAACCAAAAGACGCTATGCCGAAAGTCAAAAACAAAGGTATTTAGAACGACGCATCCGTCAAGCAAAACGGGAAAAAGCGATGCTTGAGGCAATGGGCGATGAGGAAGGTGCTAGGAAGGCCGCGGCAAAAGTAAGAGAAAGACAAGCGGTGATAAGGGAGTTTATCAAACGAACTAAAAGAACGCGGAGATATGACCGTGAACAAATCGTATAAATCGCGCCGGGAATGAGAGTTTCTCGGCGCTTCTTTATGCCCTCTTAAAAGTTTCGGGGTCAAACTGAAAGCAATCCTAGGCGTGAGGTGGACACGTTAAAAAACATTAAAGGAGTAGATAATAAATGGATTTAAAAGAGTTATTGGGTGAAGAACTTTACAATCAGGTGACGACTAAAGCCGGCGAACACAAAATAGCAGTCGTATCTGATGGAAACTGGTTTCCGAAGGAGAAATTTGACGAGGTGAATAGCCAAATCAAAGAGTACAAAAAGCAATTGGCCGACCGCGACAAGCAATTGGAGGACTTGAAATCTAAGGCGGCCGGAAATGAGGAATTGCAAAAGCAGATTCAGCAATTGCAGGACCAAAACAACCAAATCAAGGATCAATATGAAAAACAACTCCAAGAACAGCAGTTTAATTTTGCTTTGAAAGAGGCGCTAACAAGTGCCAAAGCGAGAAATCCAAAAGCCGTCGAAGCACTCCTTAACAAAGAAGCTATCAAGCTGGACGGCGACAAACTGCTTGGCTTGGAGGAGCAACTTAAATCGCTGAAAGAAAGCGATCCATATCTTTTCGATGCTGAAAACAATGGCAGTCAACAACAAAAGCCAACGTTTACGACTGGCCAGCATCAAACAAGCGAAAACAGCGACGCTTTCGTCGCTGCACTTTTAGGAAAAAACGAATAGGAGGATGATTCTTTATGGCAATCAACTATGCCGAAAAATATCAAACAGAATTGGATCAAGTAATTAAACAGGCCACATTAACCAATGTTTTGGAAACACCAAATGTCCAATGGATGGGCGCTCGCACATTCCATGTACCGTCGCTTGCAGTTAGTGGCTACAAAAACCACAGCCGTAACGGTGGGTACAATCGCGGAACCGTTGATGTCACTCATGAACCATATACGCTCTCTTTTGACCGCGATGTCGAATTCTTCGTTGACCAAATGGACGTTGACGAATCCAACCAAGCGGCAAGCGCAGCCAATCTCACTCGAGTATTTTTGAATGAACATGCCGGGCCGGAAATCGACGCCTATCGGTTTAGTAAATTAGCAACAAAAGCGATCAGCTTCGGGAATGCGACAAGTGAAGATATTACGGTCGATGATGTGATTGTCAATCTCAAACGTGACATCAAAAAAGTGCGGAAGTATGGCACATCCAATCTTGTGGCATATGTATCTTCGGATGTGATGGATCTGATTGAAGCGTATAAAGAAGGCAAAGGGCAGATCAATCTTGACAACCAAGGCACGTCTATCGAAACGCGTGTCACAATGTTGGATGGCATCCGTTTGATTGAAGTTTTTGATGTTGATCGTTTCCATACATCGTTTGACTTCACGGATGGTTTTGTTCCGGCAACCGGATCCTACAATTTGAACTGGATCATTGTTTATCGCGGTGCCGTTGTAGCCAAAGCAAAATTGAACTCTATTTATCTCTTTGCTCCAGGAGAACATACAGAAGGTGACGGTTATCTGTATCAAAACCGTCTATATCATGACTTGTTCGTACTCAAAAACCAAGCTGATGGTGTCGTAGCTTCATATGGCACGATAGCCAAGTCTTGATAGGGAGGGATTTTAATGGCCATTTTGCGTAAGGAAAATGTGATTTTGCGTGAGGATAATGTAGCCAAGATCAAAGAACTCAAAACGCTCGGGTATGAAGAAGTGAAGGAAGAAGATTTAAAACCGAAGAAATCCAATAAGAAAGAAGAGGGCAAATAACGGCCCTCTTTTCCCTTCTGAGGGGAGTTTTACTAATGGGATACATTGATGCTGATTACTATCAAAACACGTTCCACGGGGCTGACGCGGGCTCAGAATTGGATAAATATATTGAACGGGCAAGTGATCTTATTGATCAAGTGACCGGTTATAAAATCAGTGATTTTAACGCATTAGCTCCAGTGGTTCAAGAGTATGTTAAGAAGGCGACTGCTGCACAGATAGAATATTACGTCGTCATGGGTGGAGATGCCGATGTGAACGCCGGAGCGCAAATCATTGGTAATGTTTCTATCGGCTCATTCAGCTATGGCGGATCGCAAGCAAACGATAATAAAAATGCAGATCGAATCAGCCCAAATGCTTTGGCCTATTTGGAGCCAACAGGCCTTCTATATCGTGGATTGGATGTGGTGCAACGTGCCCATTATTCGTCCAATTCCTAAACAACTTCTCATACATTCTATTGTTTACGAGGAATATCTAGGCCAAGGCAATTTTGGGGAGTCGTGGGGCGATCCGGAAACGATCGATTGCGTTCGCTTTGAACCCAAAACAGCAATCCGCATGGATGCCAATGGGGAAGAAATCGAAACGCAGGGAATTATCTTTCTGGATGCGGTCAATACGCCGAATTGTAAACCTCTAAAAGTTAAATCTAAGGTGACTTTTAATGGTATCGAAATGAGGGTTCATGCTTGCAATCCTTATTATGGATTTAACCAAGTCCACCATTATGAAGTGGAAGTGGTTTGATGGGTGTTAGGGTTAAAGTAGATACAAAGAAAATCGCTCCAAAAATAAAAAAAGCATCGCATCTTGGATTGTTCGCTCTCACCCAGCAAGTGGTGAAGGACAGCAATCTCTATGTGCCGATGGACACCGGAAACCTTATGAAAAGTAGTTTACGAGCTTCACGTTTCAGTGATGGGAAAGCGGTATGGGATACGCCGTATGCTCGCAGGCTCTATTACAACCCACAATTCCATTTTTCGAAAGATGTCAACCCGAGGGCACAAGGGCTTTGGTTTGAAAAGGCTAAATCGGTCCATAAAAAGCAATGGGCAAAGATAGCCGAAAAGGCGGTGAAAGGTAAGCTATGAGCAATCTAAACGATGAAATCGACTTTTTAGAACGCTTGGTCATTGATGTTCTGGACAAGCAGGGTTATTATGCCACTGTTGTTAGTCCGATGCTCGCAAGTGGCAATAGCATAGCGGTCATGCCCATGCCAGCAAGCGACTACGACTATTATTATGACGGCTCATATCGTCAAAACTATGCTTTTCAGGTCTTGACCAAGCATGAAGATCAACTCACCGCCTATCATACCCTTTTGGATATTGCCCGACTCTTGAAAGGCATCGATAATATCCCGAGTGCAAACGGGTCTTATGAATTTGAAAGTGGCATAGAAATTACAACCGACCCGAATATCGTCTCACAAGATGAACATTACTTTATTTTCGCCGCGCAATTTAGTGCGGCTTTATTTATTCCAGCGGAGGAGTGATTTAGATGGCAGATGATTTCGTTTTGAACTATAAGAACAAGTACGAAATCAACACTACGCCCGATCAGCCGGATGAAACGGCGACATGGGCATTGATTGCCGCCGGTATTTCGACAGTAGATCCGTCTTTCGATGATGAAACCGACGATACCACGTACTATGACGGTCAAGGATTTAGCAGTCTGGATGTCACCGGAATTGCGGCATCATTACAATTTTCTGGCCATCGCAAATATGGCGACCCAGCTCAAGATTATATCGCTGGACTTGCTTTTGAAGTCGGTGAAAAGCGAAAAACAAAGCTTCGTTGGACTCAGCCAGACGGAAAGCAAATTACCGGCAACGTGACCATTTCCGGCATCAAAATCACCGGAGGAGATGCCAACGCCAAAAGTGATTTTGAATTCACAGTCACTTTTAATGGCAAACCGGAAGTCACGGATACAGGTGGTGGCGGTGCATAATGCATGTTCACGCTTACGGATCCGCTTGAAGATGAAATCGAAATCGAGGGGAAAATCTATCCCCTCGATCTTGCTTTTGATAATGTTCTAAGATTCTTTGATTTGATGGACGATGAAACATTTTTCGACCACGAAAAAATCAACATCGCTTTCAAAATGTTCGTCAATACGGACGATGAATTCGACTTTAGTGTCAAATACCAAGCCGTGAAAACCATCGTTGAAACGTTTATCATTCGCGATGAGTCGAACGGTTCGGATACTGATGACGGCGGAACAAGCAAGCAATTATACGACTTAAAACAAGATGCGGAATATATCTATGCATCATTTTTGCAAGAATATGGAATCGATTTAATTGATATGCAAGGGAAACTGCGATGGGAAAAGTTTCTCGCTCTATTGAGCGGGTTAAGGGATAACACAAGATTCAAAGAGATAGTCGGGATTCGTGCAGCCGAATTGCCGCGTGGTAAGGGTATGGAAAAAGAAAGGAAACGGCTACGTAAATTGAAACGGATTTACGCACTTAAAAAAGACCAAAAAACAAAAGAAGCCGAATTGGACGAGATGTTCAATATGCTGGCAGGAGGGAAATAAATGGCCATTAAAATCGAAAAAAAACAGACTGAAATACCGATTGAGATCGGTGATTTGAAGTTTACTTTCGATGTAACTGACGAGTCAATTCAAAAATTCCGAGAAAATGTCATTCAAATACAAAAAGAACTCGATTCCATCAACGATGAAGAAGAAGACATGGAAAATGCCAAAGCCATTCTTGGCAAAGGGTTCGATGTGATTCTCGGTGATGGGTCTTTTGAAAAAGTCTATCAGATGACGCCAAGCATTCCGTATCTTTTAAACTATTTTATCCAATTGGTAAATGGTTTGTCCGATGAATTAAGCGCACTTGGAGCCATTGAAGAAAGAGCGCAAAAATACCTCGGCAAAAGAAAAAAATGATATAATATTCAATAAATCTTTTGTTGGGGGTAAATATATTGGGCGTCATGAAGAAGTTATTCGGCAATGCGTTTAAAAAACAAACAATGTTTGAAGTTGTAGGCGGGACAAATTATTTACCAAAATCATCTGGAAATGTATATCTCATGATTTCAGAAGAAAAAGAACATGGCGAAGGAATAGTTAGCATCAATAAAAAACTTTACTACTTCCTCGGCGCGCATAAAGAACAATCGTATTCTCGAAGTGCTGGAAAAGCCGCAGCAGGCGCCTTAATTGGCGGAGCCTTGACTGGTGGAGCAGGGGCAATTATAGGAGCTGCCATTGGCGGGAGGAAAAAGGATACATCTTTATTTTGGATTGATTTCGCCGATTATGAAACAAAGCAAGAATTCTCAGTGCAAGTTAAACCTAAGCCTAAATTCAGTCCTAATAGCATTTCGGAATTTAGGCCGGCTAATCCGAAGGAAATTGGATTGGACGAATAAACATAACTTACCAGAATCCCTTTTGGGGTTCTTTTTTATTGCCTTTGAAAGGCAGGTGGAATAAATGGCTGATGGAAAAGTCGTCATCGATGTAACGCTTGATGACGGACGAGTCGTCAAGGGCGTTGCGAATATTGACAGCAAACTAAGAGGAATCGGCGATGCCGGAAAAACAGCAGCGCTCGGCTTGAAGAATTTGCTCTCTGCTATCGGAATCACGGCGTTGGTCTCAAAGGGCATCGATATGGTGAAGAGCTCCCTGGATGGAGCTATTTCACGTTATGATACCCTGAACAATTTCCCCAGAGTCCTCCAATTGATGGGATTTGACGCCAAAGATTCGAAAAAGGCTATTGACACACTTTCAAAAGGAATTCAGGGGCTACCAACAACATTGGATAGCGTCGCCAAAACAACGCAACGAATCGCGTTGATGACTGGTGATCTAAAAGGCGCAACCAGAACCACTCTCGCATTGAACGATGCCTTTCTGGCATCAGGGGCAAGTGCAGCAGATGCCGAACGTGGACTAGAACAGTATGTTCAGATGCTATCGACTGGAACCGTTGATTTAGAATCGTGGCGGACACTTCAAGAAACCATGCCAATCGCTTTGAACAAAACGGCTGAGGCGTTTGGATATACTGGAAGATCCGCACAGAACGATCTTTATAATGCGCTTAAAAAAGGCAAAATCACATTTGACGAGTTTAATAACAAACTTATTGAACTTGATGGTGGCGTTGGCGGTTTTGCAGAACTGGCGAGAAAAAGCAGCGGCGGTATTGGAACGGCATTCACGAACATGAAAACGGCCGTTGTTCGCGGCGTGACGAACGTCATCGAAAGCATAGACAAAATGCTGACATCAAATGGGCTGCCGAATTTACAAACTATCATTTCTAATGTCGGGAAAAAATTTGAGGAAGTTCTAAACGGGATCGCCAATAACCTGCCGAACATCGTTAATAAAATCAAGGAAGTTTATGAAACTTTGAAACCATGGCTTCCGCTCATTGGTTCGATCGTTGCGGGAATCATCGCGTTTAATGCGACTGTTGGCATTATTAATGCTGTAAAAAATGCATTCAACGCATTAAAAATCAGCATAACTGCGGTGAATTTAGCATTAAGAGCCAATCCGTTTGTCTTTATTTTATCAGCGGCTATTGCGGCGGTTTTACTCATTATCCAATATTGGGATCCGATCAAAAGCTTTTTCGCAGGACTATGGGAAGGAATCAAGAGCGTTGCTATAGCTATTTGGGAACCAATAAAAAGTGCCTGGAACTCAACAGTATCATTTTTTATAAACCTTTGGAATGGCATCGTAGGTTTCTTCAGTAATTTATGGAACGGAATTGTTTCCGTTGCTACAACCATTTGGAATGGCGTCATCGTTGCATGGCAGATGGTCGTTAATACTGTGGTAACTATTTTTACACCAATTATCGCGTTCTTTATCGGCATATGGGATAACATCAAAACGGCGGCGGCTGCATATTGGGAAATCATCAAAAACGTGATTCTCGGGCCGATTCTGCTTCTTATCGATTTAGTGACAGGGAATCTCAATGATTTTAAAAGCCATCTATCTCAAATCTGGAATAACATCAAAGACGCGGCGAATACCATATGGACATCGCTTAAAAACATTGTCATGTCCATTATTGATGCATTTATAAGTGGGGCAAAGACAATATTCAATGCGTTTAAACAATTTATCACTTCGATATGGAATGGCATAAAAACCGTATCATCTACCTTATGGAATGCCATCGTATCGGGAATAACAACGATAATTAATGGTTTTGTAGAAACCGTTAAAACGGTTATAAGCGGCTTCAAATCGTTTTTAGAATCCACATGGAACAGTATAAAAACCACAGCTTCGTCCATTTGGACGGCGATGAAACAAAGTGTATCCAGTATTGTGACGGGCATGCTCAATGCCATCGTAAACGCTTGGAATACCATCAAAGATAAAACAAAAGCAGCTTTTGAAGCGGTCGTCGGGTTTATACAAGACCCACTCGAAGCTATAGATCTTTTCCAAATCGGGGTAGACATCATTCAAGGTCTCATCAATGGTATCGACTCCATGGCTAGCGCGGTTTGGGATAAAGTCAAATCCATAGTAGATGGCGTCAAGAATGCCATCACTGGAGCGCTCGGCATTCATTCGCCATCCCGTTGGATGCGCGACATGGTCGGTAAAAACATGATGCTAGGATGGCAAATAGGCATCGACAAACAAAAGTCATCAACACTTAAAAAAGCCGGGCAGATGGCCGAGTGGATGAAGCCGGATGTAAGCGACTTTGTTGGTGGTTTACGTGGATTTGTACCAATAAGTCATATCGTGCCGACAAACGTTGCTCCCGGAACATCTGGGAGAATAATAACCAATAACAAAAACAATACTTTCTCACCGAAAATAGTTAACAACTTTATTAAAACTGAATCATCACCATCTGAAATCGCTAGAAAACAGAAACAGCAAATGCAACGTCTGGCTTTGGAATGGGGGTATTAATTTATGAAACTTATATATACCAGTTCTGATGGTAGAACAATAGTGTTATTTAATTCCCCTTTTCAACTTTCCAAAGTCGAAGGTATCGGTGATGTTGATGCCGATATTCAAAGTCAAAAGTCACCTTTTCAAGACGGAACAACTTACATTGACTCTTTGATGAATGAAAGACCTATATCTATAGAACTTAAGATAAGCGGAAGAGATAGTGAAGAATTAAAAAATAATCGGCGCCTATTATCTTCGATTTTTAATCCGAAGCTTGGCCCAGGTTTACTTCAATTTATAGATGGTACTGATATTAAAGAAATCATTGTGGAATCAGAACATGTACCAATATTTCCAGATGGGAATTCGAATCGAGGAGAAACGTATCAAAAGGCAGTTATCGGCCTCATTGCCAACAATCCTTATTGGCGTTCGCCGTCCATTACAGAGGAACCAACGTTTGAACCATTATTTCAATTTCCCTTTGACGGTCCGTTCGAAATGGGCGTTCAGCGTGACGAAAGAATCATCGTGAATGATGGCGATGCACCAGCGCCACTACAGATAGAGTTCCATGGTCCGGCTGTGAATCCAATAATCATTAATAAAACAACCGGAGAATACATCAAAGTCAATCAGACGCTTGGTGAAAACGAGGTTATGAAGATTGATACGACGCCAGGGCAAAAGTCTGTGTACTTTGTTGCGGCTGATGGCACCGAAAGAAATGTATTCAACTGGATTGACCTTGGCAGCACATTCTTTCAGCTTGTAATTGGGGAGAATGTTATCCAATATTCAGCCGACAGCGACATCCAAGGGGCGATCGTTGATATATCATACAGTAAGCTTTATGTCGGGATTTAGAAAGGGTGAAAAATATGGAGAGATACTTTTTCTTTAACAGCGCTCCCGGAGACACGCGTTCTTATCAGGCAGCAGATTTTGCAAACTACTTTGGGAACGTTTTAAGCACCGGCTTGCTTCACAAAGACAACGTTCCGGCTCTTCAAGTTAAATGCGAAGGAACGGATTTAAGAACGTATGTTGAACCAGGAAAAGCCATCATGCAAGGTTACGCATATGAAAATACCGAAAATCTCTATTTGCAGCATGCACTCCCGGAACCCACTTTCGACCGTATTGATCGGATTGTATTGAGACTTGATAAACGTAATCAAAGCCGATATATCAAGCTTTTTGTTAAGCAAGGCGAACCTTCAGAAACACCAGTTCCACCAGAATTGCAAAGAGACGACTTTATTTATGAGCTTTCTTTGGCTCAAATCAGGGTGCGGGCTAACACATCGACACTGAACCCTAATGATTTAGTAGACGAGCGATTAGATGATGATTTATGCGGGCTCGCGCATTCACTAATCAGCATTCCAACAAGCCAATTCCAAGAGCAGTGGGAAAACTGGTTTGATACATCATCAGCTAGCTTCGAACAACAATTCAATGATTGGTTTGCTGGAATTAAGGATTCAGGGTTTGCTTCACAAGAAGAATTTAATGCGCATTTGGCTGAAACTGCGTCGAAATTCACATCCTTGAACGTCAATATGATTGACATGGCTGTAGAACTCGAAACTCTGAAGGGAGCAACGTTAAACGGTGTGACGGCGAATATTTTTATCGAAACCTTCCAAAATTTAAACGATATCAATTTGATGAACGGGATTTATGACAGTACAAACAAAAGGTTGGTGCTGTAGGAATTGAGTAGACAGATAGTCAATAAAGGACCACACGAATTAGCGGTTTTTGCTAAATGCCGTGATTTAATTACGTACACACTAAAAATCACAAACAACACAAAGCGATTCCCGAAAAAAGTTCGTTATCAAGCTATTTTTGAAGGAGATGAGAGAAATGCCTCAACTGTTGAGTAGCCTTCCGGTTGGCGCAAAGGTTAAGGATTTGAACACAAAATATTACGGTAAACCAATCATTTTTCAGGTTATCGACAAAAACCATCCGGGCTATCCAGCTAATTCAGTCACTTTGTTGGCTGAAAAAATCATTACATTAAAAGCCTTTGACGCAAAAGAACCTTCAAACCCGAACACAGATAGACAAAGCTACGGTAATAACCGATATGCTTACTCAAACATTCGTCAGTGGCTGAATAAAGACACTTCTCCGTGGTATGTGTCTCAACACGGGTACGATACTCCGCCTAATAATTCGAACGTAAATAGTGGTTGGAATGATTACGAAGCAGAAGCTGGCTTTTTGTCCAATTTTTCTGCTGAATTAAAATCGAAACTCTTACTTACAACGCTAACTGTCGCAAAAAATACCGTCACTGATGGTGGCGGAAGTGAAACTGTTCAAGATAAAGTGTTTTTTCTTTCTGAAACAGAAGTAGGGCTCGGAAATGAAAACGGAATTGAGGAAGGAACGCCGTTTTCGTTTTTTAGTAGTGATAGCGCAAGACAGGTATATCCGACAGCTGAAGCGGTGTCTAACAGTGAATATACAAACGGTTCCTTAAACACTAGCCGACCTTGGTATTGGTGGCTAAGAACCCCGCACGCCGTCATCGCGGACGGCGCCCGGAGCGTGTACTCGTCTGGTTCGCTCACGGACAGCAGCTCTTTCAACGGTAACTTCGGCGTTCGCCCCGCTTTGAATCTGCCATCCGACATCTTGGTATCTGATTCAACAGATACAGATGGGGCATATATCATCGTCTGGAATCAGACTCCAACGGTATCTGGCAGTGACTCGGATTTAGGTAACAAATCAGCATCTTTTACAGTGGACTACACTGTGAATGATACGGATTTAAGTGACACTCTCACAATCACAGAAAAAGTCGATACGACAACAATTCGCACAATCAACAATGCTGTTCGTGGACAAACATACACACTTGATTTGAGTAGTGTATGGAACACCCTTGCGCTTGGTGTACACACGATCACGATTACTGTCGATGATGGAAAAGGCGGTACAGCAACACGGACGTATACGTTCACGAAGACAGATGACAGAGTTAAATTTTCGCTGGTAAATCCAATCGAAACGTCAATTGCGGCGAAAAATATAGTCGTAAGTGGCGTTGTGACCGTTCCAACAGGCGCGACATTGTCTGTGAAGGCGTGTAACAACGGTTTTGACACGTTGCCAACATGGGAGGACATTACAACAGCGTTTCTGAATCGTCAGGCATACACATTCACAAACACAACAAAAACAGCTGAAAAGTGGGGAATTAACATTCAATTTGAGATATTGAAAGGAACCGCAACCGATCAAATTATCGTTGACGGCTTTGGTTTCTCGTTTGAATGAGGAGGTGAGGAGCAGTGAAGAGCATTAGAATTAA